TTTTATCAACAGCCGGGCAGTTTGTTTGGACAGATTGCTGGCGTAGGATTGGGCCTAGGTAGCCTGTTCGGTGGTCTGGGTTCGACCACGGGGAGCAAATAATGATCGGTCCAGTTAGCGGCACGGGTCGCGCGATGATGGCCTCGCTTCAGCAGGCTGTCGAAAAAGGTATGCCCCCTGATCAGGCCGTGCAGTACGTCAAGAGCATGGCTACGCAGGGCGTGGCTCCCCTGACTGATTTGTATTCCATGATGAATCAGTTCCAGCGGTTGAAGCAGCAGCAAGTTAAAGTGCCGCAAACTCCGCCGACGATCAAAGATCAATTAAATATGCTGGATCAACAACAGCGTATGCAGGGCGGGATCGCGGGTATGCAGGCACCTGCCCCGGCTCCTGAACCGATGGATCGTGGCCTTGGCGCGATTGACGCTGGTCGTATGCAGTATCCGCAGTTTGCTGGCGGTGGCGTAGTTGCGTTGGCTTCTGGATCAAAAAATGCAGTGTCTAGCGGTGGTTTTAGCGACGAAGAAAACGCTGAACTTATTTCGCTTGAGAAACTTGAACGAGATGCGCTGGCACCTCTCGCCGTGGGTGGCACTAGGGAGTTTAGCGTTCCCTCTGTTAACCCGCTTGCGGTCAGCCTGTATCAAAACAAGAAAGAGCGACTGGCTCAACTTCGTGCAAAGAAACAAGAGTCATTGAAGGCAGCGAAAGAAGCCGAGCGCCAAAGCGGTTTGGCTGCTGAAGCAAAGGCTCGTGGGTTGCAATACGATACGCCTCGTCCTCCTGCTCCCCCCGCTGCTCCTACCGCACCGACTGCTGGTGCAGGGACGCAAGCTCCTCCGCCCCCTGCCGCTACACCGGCAGGTCTTGGCCTCGGTGTGAACTACGATAACTTCGGTAAGTACCGTACCGAAGCGGGCAAACTGCGTACTGGGGCAGAACAAGAAGCAAACCTCACGGCTATGCAACGTGCTCAACAGGCTGAGAAAGATCTTGCTGCATTGGGTATTGGCAAGGCTTCTGAAGAGCGCGGCAAGTATCTTGACCGTCGTGAAACCGAGGCTGGCAAGCAGTTGTCAGAAGATCGTCGCATGGCGTTGGCTCAGGCTGGCTTTGCTATGGCCGAAGCCGCTTCCCGCCGTGGCCGTGAACGGACTGGATTCCTCGGTGCTGTGGCTGCTGGCGGTACGAAGGGTGCACAACTTATTGACAAGGCTGTGCGTGAGAACCGTGCATTGAAGGACAGCATTGCTGAGAACCGCTTTGCCCTTGCTCAAGCCCAAGAGATGATCAAGATGGGTAACTACCGCGATGGCGCGGCACAGGCTCGTGAGGCCAAGCAAAATCTGGCCTCCCTCAATCAGGCTCTTGCTACTAACGAACTGGGTATCTCGCAGTTTATTGGTCAACAGACGGCTCAAGACCGTCGTACTGGAGCGCAGATTGGTGCCCAGAGAGAAGCTGCGGCGGCTCAACTTGCTTCGGACGAGAGGCGGTATGCAACAACGGCACAAACAGCACGTGACAGGTTGATGCTCGGCCTTATGCAAGAAGCCCCGCTGCTGATTAAGGGTTACGATAAGATGGAGCCAGCCCAGCAGGGAGAAGCCCTCCGTGCATTGCTATCAAGTTTGGCTGGTGGTGGAGAAGAAATGACCGGACTTCAGGACGTTATGACTAAATACGGTCAGCCCCCAAGGTAAACATGTATACGCTTGCTCAAATTGCTACTGCGTTACGCAGAGCAGATGCGGCTGGGGATGTTGAAGCGGCTACAAAGTTAGCCGCCGCTTATCGTGAATTAGAAGACCGGTATCTTGGCGCTCTACAACCCCCCAAAGAACAGGCGGGTTTTACTGGCGCATTTAAAGACGCTGTTACTACGCTTGGTTTAACGGACGAGGCTGCGGCATTCGCTGCCAATCCCACAGAGGAAAACCGCAAGGCTTTCCTTAAGGCTGCTGAGTCCAAGTACAAGTCAGTTGGCGGGTTCGGTAAGGGTGAGAACTGGGAAGCCTTCAAAGAACTACTTGGTGGTTCGCTTGGTGCGTTGGTTGCACCTCTTGGTGCTGGTGTTGTTGGCGGTATACCGGGTTTTGCTGCAACTAGTGGCGCTCAGTACGGCATCCAAAACCTACGCCGTCAGGCTGAAGAACAACAGGCTGCTGCTGAAGCAGGCGAAGCCATTCCTGAATTATCGCTTGGTAAGGCTGCTGCCGCAGCCACTGGACAGGCTGCATTAGATGTTGTTCCCGGCGCGTTAATCCTACGTGGGTTAAGCAAGTTCCCGCTGGCGCAAGGACTCATGGCTGAAGGCACCGCGTCAAAGCGTGCTGCCGATGTGCTTGCCGATGCTTTTGCTAGTAAGAATCTGTCCCTGAAAGGTAACGTCGTTAAGGGCGTTGGTCTTGGCGTTGCGTTTGAAGTCCCACAAGAAATTGCTCAACAGGCTTTGGAGCGATGGCAGGCTGGTCTGTCTCTGTCGGACGAGGAAGCCAAAGAAGAATTTAAGCAGGCTGCGATTGGCGCGGCGGTGCTTGGCGGTGGATTTGGCGCTGTCGGTGGGTATGGTGCCTATCGTGGTGAGCAGGCACGCCAAGCTAAAGAAATTGAAGATGCGCGGTTGAAGGCAGAGGCGGAAGCTCTCGCTGCCGAAAGAGAACGTGCTGAGATTGAAGAGAGTCTGTTTGGTCCGTCAGATATCGGTACGGGCGGCATACCCGGTGAACTTATTGAACAGGCACGACGCCGTGAGAGCGATGATATTGCTCGTAGTTTGCTTACGCGTCCTACTGAAAGCGGTATTCCTTACGAACTTCTTGAAGAACCAGAACAACGTGAAGCTCGTTTAGAAAGTGAGGCTGTTCAGGCAGAGCGTCGTCAATACAGTGCACAGACGTTGCGTGAAGCTGCCGAGGCAGAAGCTCTTGCGCCTCGTGAAGAGGGAGAAGGTGCCCCTTATTTCCCACCTGAAGAGCGAGTAGAAGAAGACTTATTCCCGCCCAGTGATGAAGCTCGTGCTGGTCTAGAGTTCCAGCAGGGTGAGCGGTTGATGGGTGATGAGGACATACTTGGTGGGCTTGGTGCGCCTACCGAGAGTGGTATCCCCGGTGAGATGTTTGAGCCGACCCCGCGAGAGTTGGCTCTTGAAGTCATTAAGATAAGCCCGACTATTAAAGCAGTTGCCCAAGCGACCGGACTCAATCAACCTAAAGCTGCTGCGTTGATGCGGCAGTTTGTGGACGAGGGGATCGTTGAGCAGAAAGGTAATAAGTTTAGAGTCGTTACTACCGAGGCTGCCGCTGAGCCGGAGGCTACCGATGTATCAGGCCCAACAGTTACTACTACAGAGACTGACAGTGGAGCAGGTGGAAGAGGCACTGACCTGTTTACATTGGGACCGCCAACCGGAGAACTCGGTACTCCTCCAGCTAGAGGCGCAGGACTGGATACTACTGGCGACGTTACTGAACGGGTTGATGACCGAGAAGGAGATGTACCCGCTGCATTAGAAACTGGAAAATTTCCAAGAGTAGATGCGATTGAAGGGCGTAGTGCATTTGGACTCGGCCAAATAAAGTTTGATAAAAATAGAAAAGTACTTGCGGAAAACCAACCACTGTATCGAGAAACTAACGATATGGGAGTTGACAGTCTTTTGCGCGATGACTCTCTTGGTCAGTTTTTCCCGTTAAATACTTATGTAACTGATGATCCTGCACTGGCTATTGGTCAGGGTGGCAACCGTGGAGTAACGGTCAAGTTCCGTCCAAACTCGCTTAGTGGTTTAGAGAAAGCTAAGCCCGGTACCGGTGTTGCCGGTGGCCGTGAGTACATGACTGATTTGATTGCTCCAAGAGCGATTGAACAAGTAACATTTAAAAATCCAAAAGCAGTTAACAATTTACGTGCGCTTTCACGTAAAAACTTAAAGAACAATTTTAATAAAATAGTTAACAGTGATGGATCTGTAACTTTTACTCGTAAAGAATTAGATCAAGCTGTTCAGCCGTCTACTGAAGGTGTCCTTGAAGGACTAGGTGCGCCTACCGAGAGTGGTTTGCCGCCTCAGATGCTTGATAGCTACTTTGCTGAGCAACGTCTTGAAGAGGCGCGGCAGCGTGCCACAGGTAGATTGCTTGGAGAGGGCGCTGTATCTGAGACCGAACGTATTCAGCGTGAGGCAGACAGAGCCGCAGAACTCGCCCCTGCCAAACCTAAAGTTACCGTCGCCCGTGTTCCCAAGGGCGTCCTGAGTGATGAAGTTCGTCGCGCATTTGCTGCGTTAGAGGCTGAACAAGCAGGCACTGTTGAGGGTCAGGGCGCTCTTGATCTTGTGGGTGGTAAGGCTCCCGTCGTTCGTAGTTCTGTGCAACAAAAAATGATCGACTCCATATTGGAGACCGGTCGATTCTTACTTCGCTCAGGGAAAATGTCTGCTGATGAAGTTGGCAGAATCAATGCAGAACTAAAGAAGCGCGAGCCTAACTTCAAGAAACTGCGTAAGCAGTTGGACAAGATCGCTTCTCGTGATGAAGAAGGTGAGGTAGAAACTACCGAGCCGTACTTCGACGACACGCAGAAAGTCCTCGATGAAGAGGCTGACTTCCTCGATACGTTTGACTACGAAAAGTACCGCCCACTTGACTTCAAGGATCGCCGCAGCCGTGCCCGATTCCAGAAGCTCCGTAGCGAAACAATCGGGATGAGTGCTGACAATGTCAGGACTCTAGTTAGTAACATCATCTCCGGTTGGCGCAACCCACCTAACTTTGTTGTTGTACAAAGTTATCTTGACCTGCCGTCGATAGAAGGGGCTGATCCTGAAACGTATGCAGACTCTATCGGTATCTCGATTGGCAATGATGTCTACATCATCGCTGATAACGTGCGTTCGCCACGGGATCTGAAAGCCACGGTATTCCACGAATCCCTTGGTCACTACGGTCTTGCACGGTTGTTTGGTGAGCAGCTTTTCAAAGTCATGCTCGATATCTACAACAGCAACCGTGCTATCCAAGCCGATGCCGATGCGTGGCTTGAAGAGAACCCGAACACGTATCCTGAGTCGCAGTTCACACGGGATGAGCGTCGTGCGCTGGCAGTAGAAGAAATCCTGTCGGAAATGTCCGAGGCTGGCCCGATCCAGAACATGAAGTGGCGTGCCGCGTTCAATCGCGTGGCGGCCTTGATCCGTAAGTTTGCTCGTGCGCTTAGTCAGTTGGTGGGCAAGAACCTTGCCTACAGCAACACCGAAGTGACTGACATCATCACGCAAGCGCACAACATGGTCATTAGCGGAAGGACTCAGCTTGTCCCGCGTCAGGACAACATCCGCTATATGAAAGCGAAACACAGAAAGATATTAACCGATGCCATGCGTCGGGTTCAGAGCGGTGCGCCAAGCGCGACGAAGGAGATTCTGGAAGGCAACATCAACGCCTTGGATAACCTTCCTAGTCGGATGCGTTCTTTCAAGCTCAGCACGTTCTCTCTGCATCACCTAATGCAGTTGTATGAGAAATATGCGCCTGCCTTCCGTCGTCTTAACATCCTCGTCGAGCGCATGGCTAAAGACGCCTCGGATCTCATGGTTGAACATGAGAAGAAAGCGTTTAAGTACCGTGAGGTCTTGCGTAACAATCCTAGATTTATTGATGCGTTCAACCAACTAGCTAACGACATCAATATTTCGCAGACCCCGTTGCTTGCCGAGCAGTTAGATAACAGAGGTAACTTCCTGCGCTTTGTTCCTGATCAGGCAGTGATCCAGAGGATGCGTGGTATCCCTGCGAATAGCGCCGCGTACAACGCGCTGTCTCCAGAGGACAAGGTACTGCACAAGGCGGTGCAAGACTTCTCAGCGCTCCCTGCCGATATGCAGGCAATGGTGGCGGATGTATTTGGCGACTATCGTAGGTACGGCGATACTGCGTTCCAAGCCAAGTTGGAACAGTTCCTGAATGTACTGCCGCCTAACGTAGTGGCTGCGATCCGCACCAAGTATCAAGGCAAACGCCTGAAGTATTACTTGCCGCTGCGTCGTGAAGGCACGTACAAACTAACTTATAAAACTCCAGACGCCAAAGATGTAAGCGAGTTTTACGAAAGTAAAGCGGCGTGGGAAGTAGGTAAAGAAAAAGCCGCCCGTGCAGGCGGAGTGGGTATGTCTGATGAACCAATTATCATCAGAGAGAATACGTACGAAAATGGACGACCGCCGACCGGCTTGCTGAAAGAACTCAGTGACAATGTGGCAGAGGCACTGAGTGCTGTTAATGCCTCTACGCAAACTATTAACGATACCCAACGAATAATTTTTGAAACCTTTGTAGATTACATGCCGGGTTCGGCAGGAAACGACCTGCGACAAGACATGAGTTCTCGTCAAACGTGGGTATTCAACGGAGTTACTTATTACGGTCGTCTTGGCTATAACGAAGATGTGGTTGGTGTGTACGAGTCCTCCGTGCCGAGGATGCTCTATCGCATAAACGCGATGAAGTACACGATGCCGCTTGAGAAAGTTAAAGAGAAAATTAACGTACAACTAAAAACTTACATTGGCAATAAACGCGGTGCAAACAACTTACCAAATCCTCAGTATGCGGGTTTGCCTGAACTTAGTACGGATTACGTAAGTGACCTGCAAAGCGAAGTCGAAGACCGAATCAGGTTTGCCAAAAACCCGTTCTATTCGGGCTACGTCTATACGTTGTCCAAGGCAAACTACATTTACAGTATTGCGTTGAACATTTCGTCTGCGCTTATTAATACGACCATCATCCCCATGATGGCTTGGCCTACTCTTGCCGCCAAGTATGGCGTTATCAATGCGAGTCGGGCTGTGTCGCAGGCAATGGGGATGTTCTTCCGTAATGCGTTCCGCGACCCGGCTACGGGTAAGTTGACGTTTAATCAGAACCCGTCTTTTGGTAACGGAATGCAGAATCAGACCGCTCCGCATATGCAGGAGTTTGCTCAACTGCATCGTATGCTTGAGATGCGCTCGGTCACGGGTACGTCGGCTGAACAAGAATTACAGCAGGCGCAGAACATTAACGTGCCCGGCTACGAGGGTTTAAGCGCCAAAGCAAACCTTGTGATGAGTTACGCTTTCCGTAGTTCGGAGCGTATGAACCGTGAGGTCACGGCGCTCGCTGCCTATATGTTGGCTCGTAACATCGACGCTAACGGGCAGAAGTTTGATCCGAACCGAGGGCAGGCAAGTGTCGGCAGAGCAACCGAAGACGCCATCCGTCTAAACTATGACGTGAACGGCGCTACGCTGCCTGAAACTAACAGCGGTCTATATCAAACTGATATCGGTCGTATTGTGTTAACGTTCAGAACCCACGCTCTGAACATGATCATCAACCTTGCCATGACGTTTAATCAGGCGGTTGAGAAGATCAATGCTAACGAACCAAACGCGGCCAACCGTAAATTGCTGCGCTCAATCGCCAGAAAGAAACTGCTGTATGTTTTTGGTTCGACGTATATGTTGGCGGGTATCAAAGGCTTGCCGCTCTTCGGTGCAGCCGAGGTGCTTGCGTCGATGCTCATGGGTGACGATGACGAGCCGTACGATCTTGAGCAAGAAGTACTTGATGCGGTAGGCACGTTGGGCTTGAATGGCCCAATCAACGAGTTGCTTAATGTAGACATCGGTTCCAGAACGGGCTTTTACGGTCTTCTGTGGCGCGATGATCCGAAACGGTTAGCCGAGGTTGGTTTACCAATCTACGTGCTTGAGCGTGTTGCAGGTCCGACGTACGGCCTTGTTGAGGCAGCGCGACGTGGGTTCAACGACTTCGCTGAAGGAGATATACAACGAGGATTTGAAGCAATTCTTCCTGCACCCCTGCGTAACCCGCTAAAGGCTATGCGATACGGTATAGAAGGTGCTTTAACTAGAGATGGTTTGCCTATCGTTGAGGACGTTAGCGCCTACAACTCCATGATGCAGATACTAGGCTTTGCCCCGGCAGATCTGGCCGTGGCGCAGTCTCAACGTGGTGCGACTTACCAAATTGGCGAAAAATTAAAGAATCGCCGTGTTGCTCTTTTGACTAATTTGTACGCGGCACGGAAGGCGGGGAACGCAGAAGCGGTGGAGAAGGCGATGGATGACATCCGTTCATTCAACGATGCCAATCCTGCCTATCGTATTAAGGGCAGCACTCTCCGCAAATCTTACGAAGAACGTGAGCGCCGTGCTCAACAAGCAGTTGGTGGAGTGTTCCAGCCAAGGAGCTTGCGTATCGCTACGTCTGAATACATGGCTGATTTGGACGAGGAAGAGGGGCTGCTCTAAGCCACCCGCCACACTCTAACGCCAAGGTGTCCATCCTTGGACGCGGCATAGGCTTTCACCTTGATGCCGTGTGCCTTGGCGCGAGTGTCTACTATATAAATCAAACCGGCTGGACGGACGGTGGGGATGAAGAACGAGTCCCCAACGTCCATACCTTGAAAGGGAAAGATCCACTCAGGTTCGATCAACTTTTCCATCGGCAATCAGTTTCTCTACCAACTCTTTAGGATTGCTTAGCTTAAATGCGTAGCATCTAATGCCGTTAAGTGTGCCGCCTTTCCAGCCAGTGCCTAGTCGTTTCTTCTCCTCAACCTTGAGCAATACGCCTTTCTTGTCCAAGGTGTACCGCATCTCCTCGGTGCTGACTTTGCACTCTAAGGCTATGAAGTCGTTAAATGCCTTGGTCGGCACGTACATCATGGAAGTATCTAACTCTATGCGTCCCATCAACGGGCCGTATATCTCGGATGTGCTAACGCCGTCGTTGAAGATCAAGAAGCCACGGTGGTTGTTATTAAAGTACTCAGTGATCAGCGATTCATAATCAATCGTCTGCTCCTTGACGGTCTTATCTCGCACCATAATCGACTGCAACATCACGGCGTTAAAGATGCGTTCAATGTCGTAGTTAACAATCCCTGCCTCGTTAGCAAACTCAAGCCCTGCGAATGATGCAGAGGTGGAGTTCAAGAAGAAGCGGTGCGTGATGTCATTACCAAACCCAGACTTCTTAATGCGGTCTTTCCACTTGGCAATACACGCTTCAATCTCCTCATCTGTCAGAGTCACTAGATACTTGATGTACTCACGCCCTGCCCAACCGTAGTTGGTGTTAAACGGGTCAAATATCAGATCACCTGCGTCAGGGTTATCCTCAAGGTACTTCGGCCTAACGATTCGGTACTCCATGTACCGAGCCAACTCACCAGTCGGGTTGCGCTTTGTGGCAAATAACTTATCCATCATCGACTCGTTTGAAGTCCAGATAGATATCAACGCTGCGCTCAACTCCATCTCACGCTCGGCGTTAACGCTTGCCTGCATACGTATCTTGCCCTTGCCTTGGGAGATAGAGTGAATCAGGTTGGACAGTTCCTTCGGATCTTTATCCTTCACCTCGTCGATGCCAAGCAGGATGTTCTTCAGGTTCAAGGCACGTTGCACAAATGCGTTATCGGTTGACTTGAAGATGCTAGCCTCAGACGGTGACGCCCAAACACTCACGCCTGCAAGCAAAGCACCGGTCTTGGCAGCACCTGTGTTGCCGGTATAGCAGAACGTCATACCCTTCGTAGAGCAGTACTTCATTAGCGGAGAACCGAACGACATCCCCACCACGAAAGCGTGCATCTCAAACCCAACACGATTGAGTTCTCCTACACACTCTTTCCACTTCTCGTAGGAACCTTTCGGAGCCATCATCTTCGCCACACCCTTTACGAGTGGTGACGTAGCGGCCTTCTTCTCTACACCCCTTTTATCAATCTCAATCGCGCCAAGTACGAACGCGCTGTTGTCTTCAGCCCATCCCATCTGACCACGAACAATGTCGGCTGCGCCCTGCGCTTGTAAGTAGTGTGCCCATTTAGTCATGTAATCCACCAACATCGGCCATAACTTTTGTGACGGAGGTGCAATGCCCTCCTTACCCAACGCTTTCTTAAACGTATCAAGCGAGTTGATGGCTTCAAACGGCATATCAAACTCACGCACTTCGTGCGGCATAACAATCCGAACTACGTAAATCTCACCGCCGTTCGTGCTGTACTTGCGCTTGATGGGAAAGAAATCATTATTCGACAGCAGTATCGGATCTGGCTGGTGTCGTGATCCATCCTCGTCAACTTCAGCGGGAGGTAGGTAATAGATGCCCCCGTTCTTACCACGTACAAACGGCTTCAGGTACGTTGGGAAGATTGGAACCTCTTGGGGATTCTCCGCGACCCGAATTGAGTCCTCCTCGGAAATCTCTTCGACGGTTGGTGCTTCGGCAAGTCTTCGTCCGACTGCCAGAGGGTTTGTGATACGTCCTCTGAAGGGGCAGCCGTCGCAGCCACCGGGGTTGAGGTCATTAAACTTCTCGCACGAAAAAGGTTTTCCATGCGCTTGATTAGCCTTCTTAAGGGTGTGGTCATGGCTGTACTCCGGGTGATCCTCCGACATCAAATGAATCGCTGTCTCCCAGTCTGTGCAGTGACGAGCGATAGATAGCCCTGCGTACCACAGTGGTTCTTCCAACGTGGCAGCATTAGTCAGGATGTTCTTGATCTGAGCGCACCCCTGATCGCTCAGACTCTTCTCAGCAATATCTTGGAACACCGTCTCGTAGTTGTCGTACTTGACGATCTTCTTCGTGTCCTCGTCCAGACCTCGCGGCAGGATGTCAAATATAGAACTCGGCTCTTCCTCTGCCTGCCCCAAGTAAGTCTTGAACTCTTCGTAAGACCACTCGGTAAAGTCCGTATCAAGCAGGCGTGTTTGTAACGGCGGATCAGTCTTGTAATTTAGTGAGTCTGGGCAGCGCAAGATACGAGCCATGTCAGCCGTAACTGCCGGGTCAATCTTGATGTGATCCAGACACAACTTCTTAAACCGTGTGGCATAACCCTTCCACTCGGCGCTCGGTATGTCCTGATCTAGAATCCAATACGCATGGATACCACCGCCCGAATCCACCCTGACAGGTGGGGGCAGTTCCGCGATACGAACGAAATCATCTAACGCAGCAAGGGCTTCTTCCTTGCTTGCATACTTCTTCGGATTGTCTGCACCAACGTCCAGATCAATAAAGAAGGTCTTGCAGTACGAGGCGCAATCGGCCTTCCTACTACGTTGGCTAAAACTATGAAGTGCTACGAATACATTTAACTCGCTCTCTTGTAGTCCTTTAATACATTGATCCAATTCGCTGAGCGACTCTGCAAACCGATGGTAGGTTCGACCATCTCGGTCGATACCGGCTGCACAGTACAGACCCTGCGACGGTAATGCTTTCTCGTAAAATTCTTTTTGCATACGCGCCTACAGATAAAAAAGGCGGGGCAAAAGTCACCCCGCCAAACCGAGAACCACTAGATTAAATCAGAGTGGTCCTCCTACCATATCAGCCAGATACATCTTCGCGTCAATGTTAGTTTTGGCAGGGAGTACTCCCTGTTCCATATCTTTCTTGACGAGGTCGATGAAGGCTTCAACCGTTCTGCGCTTCTCCTCACGTATGTACTGTCCACGGAACCACGCATAAACCGTGGTCTTGGATACTTCTAGTACTCTGGACACGTGTACCGCAGGAAGATTGGCATCTACGCAGATTCTGCCAAGTTGAACTCCCAAGCGGTTCGGGTCAGCGTCCCGTAGTTCAAGCAGGAACTTATCACCGTATGACCGCATGGGAACTCCTTACTTCTTCGCCCACTTCTTGACAACGTCGGAAACGTCACCAGAGGGGGCGGCTTCAGTCTTCTTGTTAGCACCACGCAACTTCGGCTCATCGTCCATCGCTGCCTGACCAGTAACGACGGAACCTGTCGGCACAGCAACAGCCTCGTCAGTCTGGAACACGGTGAGTTTGATTGCGTTCTCAGCCGCTGCCGATTCACGCTGACGCATGATTGCATCAACGTCGCTCTCAGGTACAACACCAACAGGTGAGAACAGCAGCTTCGGTACAGGCGACTTGGTGTCAAACTGCATACGAGTGATGACGCGACCGGCACTGATCTCGTTGTCAGCGAGTTTCTGGATGTACGGACGGAACGGCCACTTGCCGCCCTCTTCCTTACCAAAGCACGAGGTGGCAGGCAGAACCAACTGCATAACATCGCCCGAGGGGTCATTCGGCAGAACAACCGCCGTACGCCATGACAGACGACACGCCGTGCCGCTACCGCCTTGACCAGAACCCTTCACAGAGAACTGACACTGATCACAAGCCGATGCTTGCGGGGTCTTCACTTCTGAATCAGGAGTCTTGGAGTTGGACGACCAACAAACAGGAGCGATCTTCTCGCCTTCCTTGTACGCACCAGAGTAGTACTGGCGGCTTGCCGTGTGTGCCATACGAACAAAGACCACATTCATGTGGCGATCTTCAATAGCACCAATCTCTTTACCACCAGACATCTTACGGAACACGCCGCCCTTGATGCTGATGCGCTTTGCGAAATTGCCACCGCCACCGGCTACTGCACGGGTATCGTCATCGACACCACGGGGCAGGTTGGCAAGTTCATTCTTCATACTAGCAATAATATCGTTACTCACTTTATTTACTCCTTGTTTGCTCTACGTACTGTGACACCGAACTCCCGCATCACATTCACTCCCGGTGGGAGTCCATCACCCTCGATGTCTTTAAGGTGCTGTTTGAAGTTGCCTTGATGGATGCGGCGCTCAAGCAACTGAACTGCTTCATTATCTAACACGTACTTATAAAACCCATCCCAGTCTTGGCAGAAGAAGCGTTCGTTAATCTTACGCATCACCGTACCGTGACTAGTCTTGATGCTGTCGGCATTGATTGAATTACAAACCTCAAGCATCGCCGTTTCTAACTTCATCATGTCTTCTTTTAACAGAGCATCTTCCGCTTCGTACTTTTGTTCCAGCCGTTCTCGCTGTGTACGCAGGTTCAGATACGCTTCAACTAATTCTTCTGTATTCACACTTCCTCCACTTCATCCAACTCTTGTTTGTACAGATCGACTATCTTTTGATGACTGTCTACCTTACCTTGCAGCATCGAATACATCTTGCGCTCAACATCCGAACCTTGCAGATGAACCACGGTCATCTTGTTCTTCTGTCCAACGCGCTCGATACGTCCAATGCACTGCAAATATGTCTCTACACTCATGACTGGCGACCAGAACACAATCGTGTCAGCAGCCGTTAGCGTGATGCCATGCGCTGCCGATTGAGGCTGAATCACTAGTACTCGCGGATCTTCCATCTTTTGAAACTGATCAATGATTACTGACCGTTCTTTCGCACCGACCGAGCCTTGAATCACCGCGCTCGTCAGTCCTTCGTTAGTCAAAAATTTCGTGATCACATCAATAGTATGGAGGTACGGAACGAATATTACAACCTTATTTGTAGTTTCGTCTAGAACTTCTTTCAAGATATTGAGACGGGGTGAGACATCAAATTCAATTACTTGATGCTTATCGGTGTACACCGCACCGCCTGATATCTGTAAAAGTTTTTGTATCGACGCCGCTGCATTGACAGCAGAAATCTGTTGCCCCGCTGCCTCAATCAGCATCTGACTCTTGAGCGTCTTGTAATACTTACTTACCTGAGCACTAAGCGGAGCGATTCTCGTTTGGTACGTAAGTGTCGGTAAATCAAGGCATTCTTGCTTGGTGAATCTAACAGCCGGTTGTAGTGCCGAAAAGACTTGCAGTTTGTAGTCATGTTTGGGCAGCCACTTGAACCTGCTGACCTGATACATAACTTTATCTCGCCACGCTGTAGAGAACTTCGGCACACGTTGGGGCGAGACCAATCGCGCCAAGCCGAACGCATCAAGCGGTGACTGTGATGCAGGAGTACCCGTCATCATCCACAACCACGTGTCAGGTGTCATCAACTTGGCTAACGTCTTCCACCGTTTAGTGCTGACCGTCTTATAAGCATTGGCCTCATCAATGATGATCAGATCAAACTTGGCAGCAAGCAGTTCGTTGAAGACTACGTGCGTACCGTCGTAGTTAATGATCGTGAAGTCGTAGTTCTCTTCCAGAATCTTCTTGCGTTTGTTGCTCGTGCCGTACGCCACGCCGCAAGAGCGGTGCATAGCGGTCTTGAATATGTCTGCCTGCCACGCTGAATACATAATCGACAGAGGGCAGATCACAAGTACCTTCTTAATGATGCCTTTATTCATCAAGTAGTCAGCCGCCCAGATAGCCGCTGATGTTTTACCTGTACCCGCCTCGTTGAAACAGAACGCACGTTGGCGCAGCGTCAGGAACGAAGCCGTATCACGTTGGTGATCAAACGGTTTATGTATTCCCGGCCAGTCGTATTCTTTCAGTATGGGCGATGGCAGTTTAGGCAGCGTGACGTTGGGTTGTGCCTCGTCGATAACCTCCGCAGCCACGCGCATCTCTTGATGCCCCCAGTAGAGCAACAATTCTTTGACGTTGTGCGCGGCGCTAACTACCTCGCACTTCTCGACGTTCTGATAGATCGTATCTGCTAATTTTGTAGGGATACTGAACTTTACTGCTGTGTCTTCTACTATTTGCATAACTTACCTTTGTAGTTAAAAGCCCGTCTCGTGGGCTAGACGGTTGATGCTCAAGGTGGAGGCTGTGTCATGGATATAACACGCGTGGGCTTGCCATCAACTGACGCGGTTTGCGGTTGTCATGTACCGCAGAGTTGAGTGGAATACTCTTCTCCCTCACACTCACGCCTTATGGGGACTATTTCATCGCACCGCTCGACTTGCGACGGAACGACCGATTCTTGCTTGGCGACTCTAGCCGAGTGCCGTCACCGTTGCTACCGCCTTTCGACAGTGCTTTGACGTGGGCAACATCCTTACCCTTTCGGCTAATACCTTTTTTATCATAGCCACGACGCGCACGCTGCCGCTCCATGCGGTCATCATGTTCGCCACGCTCGACCTGCTTTTTATACTCGTGCTTATACGGACGAGGTTTGTTCACGTACGGCATATCAACGCTCCCGATAAAACTTGCATGAATCAATGGGACACCATCCGCACAAGCCGCTCGGTGTGGCGGGCCACATACTGTTCTCGTATGCCAACCGCAACCGCTCTAGGCTAGGCAAGAATTCTGCCCACAACTTACTTATGTCAGATCTCGCATATTCTTCAGTCACAAACGAGTTACGTGTTATGAAGAGCAATCCCGCCTTGATATTCATGACGGACGGGAAGTGCGCGTAGGTCATCAGTGCCATCAACTTTAACTGTTTTGAATCAGCGTACTTATTGTTACCAGTCTTGTAGTCCACAATAAACGCCTTGTCTTCATCGACAATCAACAAGTCCACGATGCCGCGAACCCATCGGTTCTCGTCATCAAAATCGCACGGCTCACGTTCTCCGTTCAAAGCCATCTTGTGTTCGGGGTACTTCTGACCCGGTATCTCAAGCAGTGCATCCAACGCTGGTTGATACTGCTGATAGTTCTTAACGAGGGGCGTACCGTCCCTGACGTAATCTTCCAACGCCTTGTGGACTTCCGTCCCGTAGGACATCTCTAGGGTGACTTTCTTCGTGTAGTCCTTGGCAATCTTCAGGTGGTAGTACTGCTTTGGGCAGTTCAAGTATTCCTTGAGACTACTGAACGACCAGTTAATCATCAAAATTACTCTGCATCACTTCTTGATAGTCAAAACCGTCGTCAAAACATTCATGGATAAACACTTCATTCCCGTCGTATTTCTGCACCCTGTTATTGTAGGTGAAGACCTTGCTAGGGACTTTAATCTTTCCGCTAAAGAAATCCCAACCTTTCTGAGTCGGCCTCCAAAGACCACTGTATTTCGTCTTGTTGACATCGTTCTTCGGGCAGCGTTCCACCAAACCCCACCACGCCAAAGTCGGCAACTGATTGGTGCGGATCACTGAACGGGGTGCTGTGTTCGGCACATCCACCCATTCTTTAGGGGCGTTCGCCACCCATGATCTGCACAACCAAATCAGAGACCTAGCCATCGTTCTATTGATGCTACGTCCGTACACTTTGCCCCAACGCTGACAAACTGGGCAATGACCACCGTCACCGTGAATAACTTCGTTCCATGTTTTTGGAACATTAGTTTCGTCATCCATTAGCAATCTCCATAAGATTTTCCATACTTCGCCTCACACGCTACTGGTAAACCCGCCGCCCACCTCGGAGGAGTAGACATTACTTGTACAATAAAGGCAAGCGCGTCTTCTAGTTCATGCTCAGGTACAACAATCACCGCTGCGTCATGCACAGTCAGGACTGGTCTGTACTTCTCTTTGATCATTAACATCTGCTCACCTACGATAATTCTCGCTAGTGCCTGCACGATGTTCTCAACGACAGCCCCGCCCCAAATGTTGACCTCACCTTTGCGGGACTTGTACACAACCTTGTTGTTATCTGTCACACGTAGGCCGGGGTATCGTATAAACAAACCATTAGGGAGCTTGATACCCTCTGGCTGGACCCGCACACACGAGTAGTCATCTAAATAGTACGGCTGACCCTCCTCGTCGTAGTGATCCTTCGGCCATCGCATCAGGTCTTTCAACGCTTTGTCGCAAGCCTTCCACAACGCCGGTATCTTGTCGTTGGTTGTGCGGTACAGGTTGACGATGTTCTCGCACTCGGCCTCTTTTAAATCTGCGCCGGGCGGCTGAGTCTTCAGCGTGTGTCGTAACTTGGCAGCGCCAGTCCCATAGCCCAAGCCAAGGATGCAGGTCTTACCGACGAACCGCTCGACTGGATCCTTCTTACTAATCGGTCGCTCGTAGATCTTCGATGCGAACTCGGAGTACACATCCCGCTTATCACGGAACTGATCAACCAACTCTTGCTGCCCTGCAAGCCAAGCCAGCACACGCGCTTCGATCTGTGAACTGTCACAGTTAATAACCACGTGACCATCGGGAGCTAGTACAGACTTCTTCAATGACGCTTTCTGCTTGTCACGGCTCGGCAGGTTCTGGAAATTAACTGCGTCAGACCCGGCCCAGCGACCTGTGTGAGCGCCGTAATACTTAAGAGGGATGGGTAGCCGACCGCCATTGCGATTCCCAATGCCGATAAACCGCTCGATGCGTGACTCTTCGATGGTGGACTTAGTACCCAAACGAACCGCGCATAGTTGCTGCACGATAGGATCTTCATGCTCGGTCAGAGCAATGAACCCTTCATCGTTCTTGGCAAGAGCAAAGGTCTCCTTGCCCGTAGTCAGACTTGTCTTCATTGGCACAGATACGCCAAGGTCTTTCAGCACCGTTGCAAACTGTGGGTTGCTTGCCAACTTCGCCCTGACTGCTTCTTCATCGCCAACGTCAAGTACGCCTTTTAGACCCGACAGAAGTTCGTTCTTCTCGGCTCGGATGTCGTTCAGTCTTTGACGCAGCAAGTCCCTGTCAACTCGTAGTACCGGCTGCGTGTACATACGCAGCGTCATGTCGATCAGGTCGAGTTCGGATGCAGGTATGTGTTCAACCAGTTTATTAAAAAGAGCAAAGGTAAGGTCAACGTCATTAATACAATAACTAGCGTACCTATCAATATCCTCAATGCTAAATTCTTCACGTCGCTTGCCCAACGCATTAACCACCTCCGTTCCCTTCTCGCCTAGTCTGTATCGCTCTGCCAAAGCCTTGAGGCTTCCACCGGCATCAACGCCGTGGATCGCTCGTGCCATACACAGGGTGTCAAAGTAGTAAGCAGGGATGATGTCGAATATGAAAGAAAGTATCGCCCCGTCAAACTGCGTGTTATGACAGAGCAACGCCGAATCACTCCAATCAAACTTGTTTAGGTAAGCCTTGATCTGCGAGTGCGTCCCGCTGAACCACTCGGTCTTACCATCCATAACCTTTACGCCCACGCCGATGACTTCAAACCGCTCGTCACGGATGTATTCCTCCGTGGTCATACGAGTCAGGCTGTAGTCCTTCGCGTAGTACGTTTCAAAATCGAGCGTAATAAAACTCACGGATCTACGCTCCACGTATCAGTCTGCCGCTCCAATCTCGGCCATTCGGATGTCGTGATAAAAGACTTGTCCTGCACAAGGATGTGATTGGTCGGCTGCGCTGTGAACCTACCGTTGTCCAACTTAATAAAGTAAAACTCCTTCGACTGCTCCGGTTCTAAACTAAACCCATCGAGCATAGGTATGGCGGTAAACATATACTTACCCGTTAATTCCTGCTTCGATCGTAATCGAACGATTACATCCGCGGCTTCGAGAAACGGGTATTCCACCACGCTGAAATGATGTCCGTAACAATCCCATGTCTGGCTGTCGCTCGGCTTCCAATCCACAGATTCTGTGGTGGTTTTGTGAGTTAATTGATGTAACGGCACGTTGCGATATACCGCCCCACATTCAAGCATTACATGACAGCCCCATGTGCGACCGGGATGACTAACTAAACCGAACCATGACACGCGCAGCCAATCTTCATTGCCAAAAGCGTGTGGCTGAACGTAGCAATATGTATGTCGGGGCAACGGCCCCGCGCCTGAGTAAATCATATTTTATATCTCCACCCCTTACCCGTCTCCACGAACCCTGCTAACCGCAGCGCCTCTATTGATCGGCACTGCCCAAACTTGTACTTGTGTGCCCTGAAAGATTCCGGTGTAGCAAACTTACGCTTGCACTCCGTACACCTTCTTTCCTTTTTTACGACGACCGTCATTCTTTAATCGCTCCACTTCCCTACGTAAGTAAATAATTTCATCCCTACACGCCCACAACACACTGCCCACGGTAAGAAACTTCATTTCCGTTGTCGTCGAGGCATCGTTGATATCGTTGGGGAGTGCCTGAATCAAATCAAGGATATCATCTTCGATTTCCACGTAGTACCTCTAATTCAGTCTTCAAAGTATTCAACTCTAACGAAAGGACTGTAGCCTCGTCGAACATCCCCGCTCTCCGTATATTCTCTAAGGATCGCTCGACGCGCTTCTGTTGACTTTGACCATAGCCCCAAGGGGCAGCGTTCATTTCGTCTTTCCACGCGCCGGGTGGGGACTGGTCGTCTATTACTATCGTCTTTGCGCTCGGCTTTGATTCGTTCGTCATACTGTTTAATTCCTCGGTTTATCGCCTTTGCTAAGTACTGCGACGGGACGCCCCATGACTTCGCTAATTCTTTGTATTTAACACACTCACTTCTGTCCCTAGCTTTTTGTCTGTGTTCCAGTAAAAACAAATACTGTTCATACGAAATAACCAAGTTAAATCTTGATCGCTTTGTGTACTTCTTCTCCGTCATTACTTCTCCAACACGCTCAAGTCTACGTAGTCGTTCTCGTGTGCCCACTGCCCAAACCTAAAGAAATCTTCCTTGCGATTGCCTTTGAAGTGCAGCGCCGTCTTGGTAGCCATCATTTGTTCGTATGACGGACTAGGCGTCATTTCTTTTTCAAACTGATCATAGGTTGGTGTGAAGTAATCACATGGCGTGAACAAGTATTCGTCAGCAGGTAAAGCGTATACGTTGTCTTTCCTAGGCACTTGAATACCGCAACCCGCTTTGAACTGTTCCTTCTCTGGCATACCGAACACTACCGTGTAGGCCAACTGATCTCCTGCACCATTCACAATCGGAGCAGGCATCCAACGATGTGCGTCATACACTTCTTGCATGATATCTATGCTGTACTTCTTATCTCGTACCCACAGAAAGTCGCTGCAATACGGCTGCGTGGGGTGATAACGGTAGTTAGTTACTACCTTGTAGTGAGTGGATATGTTGGGTAGCCGTTTCAAAAACAGAACGTCATGCCCTGCGAACACCGTATCGCTGTCGAACATAGGAGATGCAACGTAACTGTTCATGAACACAGTTCGACCAAACGCCGGTAAATACTTCTCAAAATTAAAATGGATTAACTTGACGTGTCCCTTGTACTTGTCAGGGAATCTATCTATGCCATTCGTCGCCACATACACTTTACCTTCTGGATAAACCCGCTTCCAAAAAGCAGCGGCAACTATTGAGAACCGTAAGTCCTTCTCAAAGTCTCGGCCTTCAATCACTTGGCAGCACATGATTAGTTTCATGTCACATCTCTTTGGCTACTGCCAACCACTCGTCAGCGTACTCAACATTCTGCCAGTCCTTAAACCAAGGGCCGCCTCGCGTCATGTGGACAGCGACCGGATTGGGGCAGTCCTTCTTCGTGTGCCATCCTTCTAAATAGTTATATGCAATCGGCAGCGCACCGATGTGTGTCCCTGCCCATTTGAGTTGATGCAGATACATCCCAGTCCCGATGTTGACCTGCTCCAATGTCAGACCCTGCTTGACGCTCTCGTGGCCGCAGTTGAACAGCATCAGGCTCGACCAATTCTTGCGTGGGTATTGGTGTTGTACCGCGCCGTCCATCTTGGTCGTTTCTTTCGGCTTGTACCTGTGCTGCACCACCATGACAGGAACACTCGGGTCAGCGTAGTCCATGATCCCTGCCACATCTCCTCGCCAGAGAAAGTCACAGTCCATGAACAGCGCCCACCCGCTGTATCCTGCAAGATACGGTACGAGGAAACGGGTGAAGGAGAACTCGGTGCTGCTTAACGGGTCATGCTCCCGCCAGTACAAGCCACGCTCACGCATTTCTTGTTGCTTGATTGGTTTGATGTCGAGCCACTCGGAAGAGTTTCTAGCCAGCGACTCTTTGCACACCTGATATGCAATGTCTTCACGACTATCCCAACCGATAAAAACCTTCACGCACCGCACTCCTTTCTCGTCTCTTCGCGCACCAAGACCAATAACTTGCTCATCACTTCGCTCTGACTCTTGGGCTTACCCTGCCGGTGGTTCTCGTCAAACTGATTCGCCATCGCTGTAATGATGTCCCAGTCGATGTGAGCAAGTTTCAAATCATCACCGATCTGCGCCCAGACTTTCTCCTGTGGTGGCATCTGCACCACGTGTTCAGGCTTGAATTCCAGATAAGACACATCGTCGTCTTCGGCTACGGATGTTTTAACGCCGTCTTTATTTTGCACAATCATTCTTGATCTCCTGAATGAGTTCTTGAATCTGATTAGTCCACGGGGCTGTCATGCCCTCGCGGGGAAATAGTTTGACTGACGGGTAGAACAGGCTGTTGCGTCCGTTCTTGTGGTTCCAATACCAGAGTTTGTTGGCATCAAGGACGTACGTAGGCTTACCCATCGCACCTGCGATATGCACGTTAGCGTTACTGACAGAGACAATTACATCACACAGAGACATCGTCGCGGCTACGCCCTCTAGGTCAAAGAAGTTACTGACGGTGGTCTGCCACACTTGCTTGCCCGTCTTCTGCTCAAACGGCTCGATGTCGTACTCAGGCTTGCCGTATTGGAGATTAATGACCTTGGCATTAGGTATGTCCCAAAGCCCGACCAACTCTTCCAAAGCCACGCTTTTGTGCTTGTCGATACGAGGTGCAGTACTAGCCCACGACAGACCAATGACGAATTCTTCTCCAGTCAGATTCAGTTCTTGCTGAACCTGTATGCCACGGTTAGTGTCATGCCTGATGTACTTGTACTGTGTGTACTCCTCGATGTCAGCCTGTGTCTCAATGAAGTGCCTACCGATACTAGCAATCGCTATCTGCGAGTCGTAATCAGAGTTCTTCACCTTGGTGTCATGCGGAATAAAATTGATATCTGGATTCGCCCGTTTCAATAGATTGACCAGACGAACGTCGATCATCACGGTGACTTTCTTCGTACAACTCTTAACCTTATTCAACAGACTAGCGTATAGCAACTGATCGCCAATGCCTTGCTCACACCATACAAGTACAGATTCATAAGCACGATACGGTCGCCACTCGGGGAGTCTGGTCTTGAGTTTCGGCGAATTGAAAACGCTGCTCTGCCAACGCTCGTCGTACAACTCCCAACCGCGCTTGAAGTTACCCGTCTGTAACTCCATCAAACCCATCGTCCATTTGGCATCTGCGCTGTTTGGGTCAAGTTCCAAGGCTCGACTAAAATCTTCTCTAGCCTTGTCCCAACGCCGCATCTCCCAATGCGCTCGGCCACGTTGTACGTAGGACGCTACAACAAGCGGATGCAGTTCGATGATCGTATTTAAATCTGGTATGGCATCGTCAAACTTGTCGCCCTCGATGTTAGCGAGTGCGTCCTTGAACATATCTTGTAATGATCTCACCAGTAATCCCTCCCGCTACGCTTCGCTCCCCATGCAGGGGGCGGCACGTGCGACCACTCCCGCTTACGAAACTCATCTGCCCTTCTGAAAAAACCAAGTAACCACTTGATCACGCCCGTTTTCTCCGCGCAATCTCGCGCTTCAGGTAATACTCTGCCTTCTCAAGATCCTGCACCGGATCGACGTCGGCCTTCTTCCCTGCGCGAACCACGTACTTCACGACGTTGAACAGGTAAGCGTTCTCGGTCAGACCTTTGGCTTCAGCAAAGTCAATGAAATCGACGCCACCTGCTGTGTAATGTGGTGGGTTGTTGACGGGATCAGTAAATGCAGAAGCAAGCCGGTACTTGGGTCTTCCAAGATGTTTATTAACTTCCTTCCAACGCTCTGCGGCTGCTGTAAGAGACTTGTTTTCTACCGCATCAAGTTCGTTTCTTAACTGCTGTACTGCATTAATAATCTTAGGCGATTTCTTTTTACCGCCTTTCTTAACTTCGTTACGGACAAAATAAACATAGTTGATCTTCGCCTTAGTCTTCTTGGCGATTTCTTTGGGCGTAAGACCTTGCTCGGTCAGGCTGACGATTTGCTTATAAATAGACATGATTCAATCTCCTTGCGTAGGTTGCCTACGTTTGTTTCATCAATTACCAATGCGATGCCACCGGCCTTGCGAATGTCATCGAGATGTTTCAACTGAAGCGCAGTTGGCTTATTACCATTTGCCTTACACTCTATACCACAGAATCTTCCCTCCACGCAAACTAAAAAATCAGGGGTGCCAGAAGAAGAGAAACCAGTTCCCATCGGCATGGTGAAGTAGGCTCCCATATCACCTAATACTTTCTTCACCTTCGATTTGACCTTGCTCTCGGGCGTCACGTGCATCTACCTCACCTATGTACCAAGTGAAGTAATCGTAGT